TTAGAAAATTTTCTATTCTGAATTAGAACCTTTTCTAATCCAGATTGGAAAATTTTCCTATTAATTAGAAAATTTTCCAATTCATCTGAGGTGATAAGAAATTTTTCTAATTGCATATGCTCAATAAGAAAATTTTCTAATTGAGGCTGTTCTTTCTTACCTGGAATGTAGAGGCTTAAAGCCTGCTGCACCAGTTCGACATGCAGGATGTAGCAATTGGCAATCATATGCTCTTCAAGGTCGAGGAAGCCTAGCAGTTGCAGCATCGGCACTGCTGTATCGTGCAGCGTCTTTTCGGTGATCTCTCCACACATATCCTCTACGAGTTGGGCTTGTGTGCGGAAGATGCGCACTGAGGTATCCTGGTCTGGTGATTCACCTTTAGATGCTTTCACGGCGTTCTGGTTTTCTGCATCATCCTTGTTTTCCATGCGCAAGTTGTAGCGGAACAATAAGATGCTGAGCAGGTTGGCTGCCGGGCGATTGCCCATGCAGATAGCGACCAGGCATGTGCGTACNGCCAGGAATTTATCTTCAGGGAANTTGACGCACTGTTTCATGCAACACCTGCGCTTTCTGTGCTGATCACCTGCATGAGTTGCTCACCGATCCATTGCGTGTATGCCGGTGGGATAGCTTCGGCAAGCTCATCGCGTTGCATCCAGTCAATACCCATAGCTGCTTTACTCTCTTCTGGACTGCATAGGCGGTAACGATTGCCCCCTTTACGAGTCTTCACTATTTGCGAGTGATCCCAGCCGTGATGTCCATGCACGCTAATCGGTCTGTATGTATGTTGGCATGGGCCTGGAGCAAACAGAAGAATATTTGACTCGAATAGTCGATGTCGCCATACTTTTAATCCGAACATAGAGCCACAAAGCCATAATGCACCTGGCAGTTCATGCTTTGCGCCCACCACATTCTCTACCACAAAGATTTTTCCAGAGCGGCGCAAGCGATCAATAACGTCTGGAATGAGCTTCTCGTAGTTCTCTTTAGGGGAGAGATTAAACTGTGTATATGCCTTACACACAGGGCTGGCATGTATCACATCGAACCCGTCGAGCGGGAACATCAAAGCATCTGCCAGGTGAAATTCAAATGGGTAATTCTTTTGTGGCACATTGTCCACGCCTACGACCTCAAAGCCCGCTTGTGCGTAACCAACTGCGGCCCCGCCGGCGCCTGAAAACAAATCTAGCAATCGTGGCTTACTCATCCCTCACCCCTTGCTTCTAGCACCGCTGCCTTTGCGAACAGGCTCACCGCGGCAAAGAACGCCGGGAGCGTGGTAGCTGTTATGGGTACATCCCAATCGCTGCCCCAGCCGTCGTAGTAGTCTTGCTCTTCCAAGTACCAAGCATCTCTCAGGCAATCAGTACACAGAACCGATTCAAATTCATCTAAGATGCAGCCACACCTTTCACAGCATTCGCTGTCCATGACCCAAATGTAGTCTTCAAAATTCCTCATACCTCACCCGCGCTTTCCAGCGTCTTATACGCGAAGTAGGACGCCGCCGCAAAGAACGCTGGAAGTGTGATAGCCAACCGACACTGTACACAGTTCCATCCGCCCGAGTGCTCATCATCCCAGCAGTATTCGTTATTGATGCCCAGCAGCCACAATTCTTTGTCTTGTGGACTTAATGCGAAGTAGCGCTCGTTCCTGTGCTGGATGTTCATGCCGGTACCTCGCTCTCAAATTGTACCTTGTCACTGGTATAGGTTCTGAGAGAGGCAAGGCAGCGCCCGCATAGTCGATCAGCGGAAATCTCGCGCTTCACGAGTGGGACTGCATCGGATGGAATAGCGCGCCCGCATATCGAAGCGGTAGGCCGGTGACTATCAACGGCATGGACCTTGACCATGCCGCCCCGAGGGATAGTCCACCAAATGTAGCGCAGACTAGAATCGAGCAAAAGCACCTTCATGCAGCACCTCCCTTAGGCTTGCGTGCAGGGTGTGTCCCCTCGCCCTTTTTCATGTGATTGTGGCTCATGCGGCGCCTGCCTTTGGGCTCGCGTGGCTTTGCATCACCTCTCATATCGGGATGCGCCTCGCCCAGGATGTCCCTGATGGCGTGCATATCACAGGGCCCAATGCTGTGGCCCAGGTAGGCGATGTAGCTGGCGATGCGGTAGGCGTTCTTGTCACCGCGATAGCGCGCAATGGCTTCGGCCACGAGCTGTGCAGTGATCATGCTCGCACCTCACATTGGTTGCGCTTTGCTGGCGCGATAGTGTATGATGTACAACAGTGCGTTAGTATATACATAGACATCCTCCTTGGATGTTTGATAGTCCACCGGCCTTTGCTGTTTATATGCTATAATAAACAGCAAAGGCCGGTGGACAAACAGGGCCAGCAGTTGAGTCGGGAAACTAGGGCTGCTGGCCTTCGTCTTTGCNTTTGGGCCGTCTTCCTTTGTGAATGAATTCTTCCAGGTCAGCAGGGTCGACCCGCCATTCCCCACCAATCTTTGTGCCTACGAGCTTGCCTTCACGTATCCACCTGCGCACGGTCCATATAGAGGTTCTCAGTCGTTGCGCGGCTTCCTCAAGTGTCAGTAATGGCTGTGGCATGTATAATTGCTCTCTGAGAAACATTGTCAATCCTTGCTAAGTTGTATCAAGACGTGCTACTTACAGGATAGCATATCCCCTTAACAATTGCAATGGATTGTACCTTACAAGCACCTAAACGTTTTTAAAGTCGCTAGAACGTTTGTCGCTGGAAACTTTATGTAAAGAATGGTATACTTCTCGCACAGGTGTAACACCTGTCCTCATAGATTGTAGCCGGTCTGTACTGCATCCCCTTATGCGTACTTCGTAGGCGTGAGGCGGGAGCCATTCCCGCCGTTCACACCTGGAGTCCCCATGCCCGAAGACTGGCAAGCGTGCATCGACGCATACCTGCAATCGATCTACGACATCTCCGGCTCAGAGCAAAGCCGCGAGACGTATCGCTCGAATCTCTCTCGATTCTTCAAGCACTGTGGCAAATCCCCGGATGACGTTTCTCGTAGTGATGTGCTGGCGTTCATCCAATCGCCGGCTACAGCACGTTGTAACCCTGGCGGCGAGGCCTCGGCCAGCACGAAAAACCAACGCCTGTGTGTCCTCACCTCGTTCTATCGCTTCGCCAGCTCCTACGAGGTAGACGGCGCGCCGCTCTATCAGAAAGTCATGCCGACGCAGGGCATGCGCTACCTCAAGCCGGACGCGCCCTATCGCTCAATGAGCACCGACGAACTGAAGCGCTTCTTTGACGTGATCCCCACTGATACGATCAAAGGCAAGCGCGACTATGCCCTGTTCGCCCTCTACTTCTGGACGGCCAGGCGGCGCAATGAGATAGCCACCATCCGCTGGAAAGATATTGAGCCTGCTGTCATCGTCGAGCGCGACGGAACGCGGCGTATAGGGCACATCTACCGCTACCGGCCCAAGGGCAAGCACAGGCAAATCAAGACGAAGGAGTTGCCGCCTCGCGCCTGGCAACTCATCGAGCAGTATCTAGAATCATCCGGTAGACTTGCAACCATGCAACCGGACGATTATATCTTTGTCTCAACGAACCCAGGGCAGGGGCGTACCAATGGTGCTACGGGCGAGCCACTGCATGACGATTACATGAATACCCTGATGAAAGGCTATCTGGAAGCTGCTGGATTGGATGTAAACCGACTCAGTTTACACTCACTTCGGCATGCAGCGGCACATGAACGACACCAGATCGGGCAAGATATTCTCTCCATCAAGGAACTGCTGGACCACGAACGCCTGGATACCACCTATCGCTATCTGCAGCGTATCGGCGGCGTTGCTGACCCAGGCGCGCGCTTGCTTGAAGCCAGGTATGGCTTGTAAGTTACTTCAACTCTTGAATGGTTATGGTCCAGGCGCCCTCGCTGTTGATGTCGAGATAGACCTGCCCGCCCTGGTGCTCTTCGGTGCTATCGCCAGTATTGCCAGCCTTACAGATCGTGTTGACGGCTCCCGGATCAACAGGGCTTCCATCTGAGCCGGTGACATCGACGATGACATTGTACGAGCCGCCATAGAACGAGTTGGGGTCACACTTCCAGAGAAGCTTCCAGTCATCGGGTGCGGTAAAGATGGCTGTCTTCTTTGTGCCATTGCCGGTGAAGGTATGGGTCGTTGTCCATTTTAGTGCGTGCGTTGGCGCTTGCGTCGCTGCCTGTGTCGCTTGCGCGATTGGCGCGGATGTCGGCGTAGCCTGTGTATTGCTACTCTTCCCGCCTGCCGATGCAGCAATGGCGATCACAGCGATAAGAACGACAAGGGCTGCGAGTGCTCCACATCCGATAGCAAAAAACTTGCCTCTCGTGCGCTTCTTTGGTGCAGGCGGCGGCATCGGTGGCTGATCCTGCGGTGGTTGCTGATACGGGTACTGCGGTTGTGGATAATTTGGTTGGTCTGACATACGATGGTCCTTTCTACGTTAAACGACGTAGACGTACTACTCACACGGTGTCGACGTCGGCTTCTCTTACGGTTTACAAGCCCAATAGCCTGCAAGTTGCATACAATGAGCTTGTAGCCAGATGTCTCCAAGTATGAGACCGGTGATACAAGCAACAGCGACTCCGGTCAAAAAGCCCGCCCAGTATTTGTCTTTCATGGTTTACCTCTTGTCTTCCCCGGCGAGCCAGGGCTTCTGTTTCAGCGAGATGCGCGGCGCAATGATCTTACGAAAGACGATAGGCTGCCTCGCTGAGATTGAATCTGACGAACCCGATTGGCGTTAATGCCAAAGAAATCGGCATATCGCTCTACAGGCCATTTCCAGATATCAAACCGAATAACGTATCGTTCTACTCCAGTGACTTTTGCCGCCTGGAGATTGTATCCATATGGATGAATAGTGTTGAGTATGCGCATCCAATAGATTTCTCTCTTGAACATGGCTTGCTCATAAAAGCACTCTTGAATCTGCTCAATTGAGAAACATTCGATACCATACTCCCTCATATCGCGGTACAGCGGTCTATTGACGCCTCTTCTCGCATCTGCCTGGTGCTCTTGCCAGCGCTTCTCAATGCCGATTGTACAGCCAATATACAGCTTAGGATTCACTGTATTGGCAATTTTATAGACAAAATGAGACATCGCTCATCTTTCATCCTCTCCTGCTATCCAGGGCTTCTCTTTATGCTCCTTGATACGCTTTACATCGTCCAATGCGAGATAAGCGCGTCTATCCCGCTTGAACTTGTGTGTCTCTATGCCAAGGTCTTTGATATAGTTGTAGAGCGACGCGCGTTTCATGCCGACGTACTGGGCCGTTTCCTCTAGGTTCATATACTCCTTTTCTGCTGTCAACACTGTGACCTCCAATCCGATATGCATATCTTCTGTCTAATACCAGTATAAACGAGTTTTATGAGTTTGTCAATATTCGTCCAATATTCGTCTATGAACTCTTGACATTGTGTCCAAACGGGGGGTATAATCTTAGTAGAGAGTTAAATGAACCAAAGGAGATCAAGGCAATGGCAAGCACAAAGATACAGGCACCAGTTATCAGCGAGGACATTTGGGGTGAGGAAAGCGAGCAAGCCTACTACACGGTGTATGTCTACAAGCACACCGGCTACGGCGAGGAACGCACATGCAAGAACGTTTGGGCTGCCAGCGCAGAAGAGGCAATGAGACGGGTTGCAGGTTCCTACTCCTGGCTCCGCTTGAACCCGATGGTAGCCTACAAGCAAGACGGAAGACTTAGTTAAAAGAAAGCCTGGACGAGAAGCCCAGGCGGTAGATCGGACGCCCGACGTTTCACAGAGAGTGGCATCCGAACAAGTGAAAGGAATTATACCATGACACTAGCAGAGATTGAAACCCTGGCAATCGTTTCAGAGCATCTTTCCAGCAGCGGCTGCGGCTACTGCACCGTCTCATCGCTGAGTGAGCCGGGAACCACGCATCGCGTGTATGTCAGCAACAAACTGTACAGCGTGACATGCGATTGCAAAGGCGCGAAAGCCGGCCATGATTGCGGACACCGCGTAGCAACTGATAGACACCTGGACAGCCGGCGTGAGCAGCGTGCAAAGGACGCCGAGCGCAGCGCCTATCTCAACTGGGAACTGGCGATGGCGATATGATCGACGGATGGCAAACGTTGTTAGATGGAGAGGCCGAGGAATGGCGGCTTCTCCTCAGAGAAGAATTTGGAGGCATAATGGACCAATCAGTTATTCGTCAATTGCAGGATGAGGCGGCACAAGCCTACGAGCGTTTGCCACAACCGGAGTCCGCGCACAATGCGCAAGTCGTCATGCTCGCTGAGATTGCCCTGCAACTGGCAAAGGTGAATGAGCATCTGAGCAAGCTAGCCAATCCTCCAATCTATGCGAGCGCGGACGAGGCGATGCAGGCATATCTTGCTGAGCA